AGACCTGACGGAGTAAGGAGAATCATGTGGGTTATATTTTTATTATCCGCAGCCGCATTTGGGCTGGTAGCATTATTAATCTTGTTTATAGGCCACAAAATTTACATTCGGATGCAACGGCAAAAGGAAGTATTCGATGTAGAGAAAGAGGCTTATGAAAAAATAAAAAAAGAGATCCAGGAGGAAACAGAATGAAAAAAGTGATTGTAGGAATTATTATCGCGGCGGCACTGATCGGCGGAGGATACACGGTCATGTCCATGACCCACGTAGGTCAGGGCGAAGTGGGGGTTGTTTACTCCATGAAGGGCGGAGTAAAGGACAAGACACTGGGACCAGGTTTCCATTTTGTCGGGCCGACCGATAAAGTGAAAGACTATCCGGTATCACAGCAGCAGTTGGTCCTTAGTAACAATCCGTCAGATTACGGAGAGAAAAAACATGCTGACTGGCACGTGGATGCCCCTGCAGATGGCGGGATGGTCAAACTTAATATAACTATGAATTATAATTTCCTGCCCGACAGGGTGACGGGATTATATGAAAAATTTAATGGCATGGACGGGGACGCCATAGTGGAAAGTATGGTACAGAACTCCATCATTGCCTACATAAAAGAGGTCACGCCGCAGTTTTCTGTTATGGATATTTACAGCACAAAGAGGTCGGAAGTGAGCAAAGCGATCACGAAATACCTGAATGAGAAATTGGATCCGGAATATGGAATCAATGTTGCGTCAGCCCTTATCATTGATGTGCAGTTAGATGATGCACTGAAAGAAAAGGTGCAGGCAAAAGAACAGGCAAAGCAGGATGCGGAGAAAGCAGAGCTGGATAAACAGACCGCGATAGCACAGGCCGAGACAGATAAAGTAAAAGCAGAATCAGCCGCAGCGGTTGAAATTGAAAAGGCCAGAGGAGAAGCGGAGGCAAACAGACTCAAATCTGAAAGCATTACGCCAGAACTGATTCAAATGATGGAGATGGAGGCCCGCAAGGAACATGGATGGGTGACTGTCCAGGGTGCTGACACAGTAGTTAAAGAGGAGTAATAAAGAGGGCCTGCTTTTGGGGGCAGGCCCGCATGAAACAAGTACAACCAGTACCGCATATCTTTAACAGGAGGTGTTTAGCATGGCAAAGCAGAAAAAAGAGATCAAGTGCACCGCCGAATATACGGAAGGCTGTGCACAGAGATTAACAGATGCTCTGGTAGACATTTACTACCAGAGAAAGGCTTAGGGAAGACTTGGGGAAATTGAAAAATACAAGGAAGATAAAACCACCTAAGGGCGGGACCATGGGACAAGCAGGAAGGAAGATCAAAATGATACATGCAGTGATAGCTTTTATACTGGTGTGCCTTGTATATAAGCTTCCGCTCTGGTCGATCGTAGTGTTCCTGGTAGGCACTGCGGTCTCCAGGGGAGCAGCAAGGACATTTAAGGAATTGATAGAGGAATAAGATGAGAGTCATGCTTGTAGAAGAGGAAATAGTGGCCGGGATCTGGCACGTTTCGGAAGAGCTTGCAAAGAGCAATGATCCGGAGAATAACATGAAGGCAGTTGCACTGGTCTGGTGCTTGGAGGCACTGGGGCTGGACAAGCCGGAAGAAAATAAAAGGGCCCTGTCAGCGGGGGCGCGAAACAGGACCCAAGACCAAAATAGTCAAATACATAATAACAGGAGAAAGGAGAAAATGCAAGTGTACAGTACGATAGCAGAAGCAATGATTCGGAGATGGGTAGACGGGAATTTCCGGACTGGGAGCGTAAAGATATATATGAACGGGAGAAGTGCAAAAGTGGTAGATAAAAATGGGGACAGCCTTTATCTGGTCTATGATCCAGAGCAAAGAGAGGTGAACGTATATGACCCAGAAGAAATTTAGCACCCTGCAGGCAGACATCGAGCCGATCTTCAGGGAGATCGAGCAGGTAAAAGAGAAACACGGCTTGACCACATTGTCGCTGGAATCTTTCCAGCTTTCGGATCAGTACAGCGGGAGCTGCGCAGGAAAAGACGGGTTTCTGGCCCGCCGGGAGTTCAAACATCGGAGGGACAGCACTACGTCGTTCAGGCTGTTGATATAAAAAAGAAAAGGCAGACCGAGGGAGCAGCCGCCTTTTCTCAAGGGTTATGATGCTTAGAAATTAAGATAAGAAGCTCATGACTGTATAGTAACACTGCCATTAAAAAATGTCAAGATATCCTCAAAAAAATTAGGGATCAGAAAATAAAAAATGGCAGAAACTGTGTGCTCTTCTGGATCATACAGTGCAAAGAAAGGCAGGTACCGAAGAAACCTGCCTTTCCTAAAGAAGGCGCCCCGAGCTACAGGGTACGATTCTATATTACTATCATGAAAAAAAGATGTCAATATATGGGGAGAAGATCCCCTTTTTATCACTTGATAAGACTATTAAACTTGAGATAACACAAGGGGAATGAGATATGAAGACGAAGCGGGTAACATATGAGTTCGCGGATGTGATCGAGCGGGAAGAATACCTTGACGGGAGGTATGGGGCCCCAGGAGAGAAAAGGAGCGTGAAGAAGAAGGCGACCCCGGAGCAGGTGGCCCAGGTGAACCAGTGGAACAAAGAGAAGAAGGCCAGGCACCGCCTGCGGAAGTATTTCAAGGTGAACGATTATCTCATCACCCTGACCTATCCAAAGGACAGACGGCCGAAAGATATGAAACAGGCAAAGGCGGATTTTCGGGAGTTTTATCTGGCCGCCGGGAAGGAATACAAGAAAAGGGGCATGGAGCTGCGCTGGATCCGGAACATCGAGTGCACCCCGACCGGGAACTGGCACATCCATGTAGCCCTGAACCGGATCCCGGATACGGACATCATCATAGAGGCGGCCTGGAAGCACGGCAGGGTAAAGGACAAGCAGCTGCTGTACCGGGAAGGGAACTTCAAGAAACTGGCCCAGTATCTGACGAAAGATGCAAAGAGCCAGGAGAAATATGTCGAGAAGGGCGTGCTGGACCATAAGGTCGTAGAAGCAAACTACTCCGTTTCTAGGAACATGCCCCTGCCGGAGCCGGAGAAAGAAAAGCTGGACCGTTGGCCAAAAGAGCCGGAGGCGCCCAGGGGCTGGTACATAGATAAAGAATCATATTTTGAGGGAAGGAACAAGGTGACCGGATTTCCTTACCGGCATTATACCCTATTCCGGATCCAGACAGGAGGAAAGCGTGAATGAGCTGATGTACCCCAAACAGGGGAAGAAGAAAAAGAGAAAGAAGCATGGGAAGAGCATCCTACAGGACCAGTCCTGTAAACAGTGCTTCCTGTGTATGCTGCTGGAAGGGGACTTCCGGGAAAAGCCGGTGCAGGACCATCATGTCTTTTATGGGAGCGGACGCAGGCAGATCAGTGAGGAGCAGGGATTCAAAGTGAACCTGTGCCTGCGCCATCATATCGACGGGGCGGAGGCCGTGCATCAGAACCGGAACTATGACCGGATGCTGAAACGAATGTGCCAGCAGGTCTATGAGCTGGATCACAGCCATGAAGATTTCTTGGGACTTTTCCATGAGGATTTCAGATGAGGAGGATAAAAGATGAAGCTGGGACAGAGGATGAGCCTGGGACAGCTGGAGGAGATGCACCAGCTGGCTCTGGAAGGGAAGAACGCGCTGCAGATCTCCAGGAGCATGGACGTGTCCCCTACGACAGTCAGGGAGTACATGAAGAAATGGGGCCTGGATGACAAAGGAGGGAAAAAACAGGGAAAATACCCGCCGCAGCTGATCGCGGAATGGGACAGATTACATGAAAGGTATGGGAAGAACGTATGAACAGAGTCGTATTGATCGGAAGACTGACCAGGGAGCCGGACAGCAGGTATACACAGGGGGAGGAACCCTTTATGATCACGACCTATACCCTGGCCGTGGACCGGGCCCGGAAGAAGGAAGGGGAGGCAGAAGCGGATTTCGTCCGCTGTGTGGCCTTCCGCAGACAGGGGGATTTTGCCGCAAAATATTTCCGCCGGGGGATGAAAGTGGCCGTAAGCGGCCGGATCCAGACGGGGAGCTATGTGAATCGGGAGGGGCGTAAGGTATATACCACGGATGTCATCGTGGATGACCAGGAATTTGCAGAGAGCAGGAAGGCAGAAGAACCGGTGACGCCGGTGCCGGTGGACGAGGATGGTTTTATGCATTACCCGGATGAGGCCATGGATGACCTTCCTTTCTCTTAGGAGGCAGCCATGAAAAAAGTGAAGATAAGTATCCGGATATGTGGAAAGACAGCCACAGCGAACCTGCTCTATGTGGATAAGAGCGGGAAAACGCATAGATCTGTGAAGCAGGTGGAGAAGGGGCCTGGGGACACCCGGGCGGCAGTGGAGATAAAAGCCCTGCTGGCAGGCCTTCAGGCCCTGCGGGAGCCGGTAGAGCTGGAACTGTCCGCCCCGGCACATATAGGATCGGCGGTAAAGAATGGCTGGCTGGACCACTGGGCGGCATCCGGCGGTAAAAAGTATGATGGGAAACCGGTAAAATGCTGGGAACTATGGGAGCAGGTGCATGAGCATCTGCAGAAGCATAAGATAGGAGGAATACATGGATAAGTTAAAAACAGACGGGGATATCATGGTGTATCTCAGGAATATCAGGGACAACCTGGAGAAGATAGCAGAAAAGACTGGGCAGGAGATCCATTTATATGTAAATGGCAAGGATTACGGATCTGTAGAGACCGGAGGATATATCGCCATAAAGGTAAACGGGCGGGAAAGTTACCAATACCGGCTGGATGAGGTAAAGGACTGGAGACATGTGGAGCCGGATCAGATCGCATTTGAAAAGGGGGAAAGAACATGACATTTAGAGAAAAATTGCAACAGGAACTCCCCACGTTTGTAAATGAAAAATGGTGGGGAGGATGCAATGGTTGCCCGGATACATATGGATATGAGATAGAAAGCGATTGTATAGCATTAGATGATGAAACGGACGAAGACAAGAAAAGGCATTGCGCAGAGTGCTGGGACCGGGAAGCACCGAAAGAACGGGAAGAACCGAAAGAAATGACCTTTGCGGAGATAGAGCAGGCCCTCGGACACCCGGTAAAAATCGTAGGTGATAGCCATGAGAGCGATCAGTGAGATGTATAAGCGTTCCGGAGGTACCGACTATCGGAACCTATGCGCGGAGTGTGATAACTTCTTCCGAGAGAACAGAAGATTCTGCTGCAGGCTGTACCAAGAAGCTGGAGGAACGAGGCAGTGGCAGCCACAGTGGATCGCCTGCAGGTATTTCAACCTTCCGTACCTCCCGGAACAGAATCGAGGAAAAACGGAACAGAATCGGGGAAAAGCGGAACAGAGACAGGGAGAACCGGAACGGGAAGAGACGGGACAGATCTCAGAGCAGCAGGAAGGGGTACAGATGAGTATCTTTGATTATCCGGAATATCTGTCGGGAAGGGAAAGAACATGACAAAAGGTGATAACATCAGGCGTATGCTCGCGACGGATGAGGGCATAGCTGATTTTTTTATGGAACATGGTATAGATGATGGGATTGATTTCTGCCACAGTGAAAATAAGCCGGAATGTGAGAAACTGGTAAATATCCAAGGCGGAGGGTCAGTACCGGATGAATGGTGCCGGCAGTGTCTGACCGAGTGGTTAAAGAAAGAAAGTTTTAAAGATAGGGGTGTATGAAATATTGTGTGAAAGAACAGAGAGACAATTAGAAGAGGTATATCAGAGCAGAAAGCCTTATTTGAGTAAAAAGGGTGAATGCGAGGAATTACATGATGTTTGGATGAAGAGATCAGGTCAAATATCAATATCAGAATACATGCAGGCCAGAGACAATACACCTATACGACATTGCGGCCAATGTGTCTGCCGGAGCTGCCTGTACTGGTGGTCAAGTCGTTGCCTATACGGTGAGTGCTATGATGATTACCGGGCAAAGGTGGAGCCATACGACAAGGCTCATCCAGATAAGCCGCCACGGACTGCCTGGAGCAACTGGGATAAGCCGGGAGAGCAGGCGCACTGGTGTAGAGGCGGGATATTTTATCCGGTCCATTACTGCCCAGGGTTTACAAAATATAAAGGCTGCCAGGTAAAGGAGTGTCTAAAGTGCAATGTGGCAGTGTATCAGGATGGGTACATAGCATGTAGTCTGGTGGATACTCTGGGCTGTACGGCGTGCTATCAAGAATTTGAGGATAGATTGGAGGAGAGCCATGAGTAATGCGAAGTTAAAGCCATGCCCATTTTGTGGTTGTAAAGAAAAGTTCTCAGCAGAGATACCCACAAAAAGAGGAAAGGTATATCAGATTATATGCTGCCACTGCGGGGCAAAGACAGGGAGAAAGAAAACGGAAGAAGAGGCAATAGCAGCCTGGGAACGTCGATATCATATAGAACAGGAGAAAATAGGATGAAGATAAGAGTGACGACAGAAGGTAAGAGTGTAGCGATAGACTTAGAGAAGAAGCTGGGAGAAAAGGTATTCAAAGCGATCGTGCTGCAGTTACTGCAGGCAGATGGAATGGACCAGGGGCAGCAGTCGGAAACACTGGTGAAGGAGCAGCTGCCAGGAATACCGGTGCAGATCCAACCGAGAGCAAGAGTGAAAGAAAAGCCAGAAGATTCAGAAGAACCATCTAAGAAGCTGGGAGGTGCGTATACATACAAAGGATTCTTGTATTTAAAGTGCCCTTCCTGCGGGCATACAAGAGGATTTTGTACAAAGAAAGAGATAGGAGGATATCATTGTGAACTATGCGGAGCATATCACCCATTTACAGAAGAATTGAAACAGCTGCAGGTGAATTGCCAGTGCGGGAGAAAATTTGAATATATGACCAACAAAGAGGAAAAGATGTTCGATATCAATTGTATAGACTGCGGAGGTCCCGTAGCTGTGAACTATAACGAAAAGAAAGAGATTTATGAGACGATCAGATAAAGAGGAAGGAGAAGAAGTGTGATGGGAGCACCACAGATCATATATGCAGTTTTATTAGGGTTCAGCATAGCGGACAGTTTTGCTAATAACGGGCGGATCAGAGCCGGAAAAGTGAGTTTCGGTCAAACATGTATCAGATGTCTGCTCACTTTGGGGATTTTATGGTGGGGAGGATTTTTCGGATAGACAGCAGGAGGTGAGGCCGTTGGAGAGTAAGATGACCAGGAAGATGTTAGATGATTACATAAAGATAAAAAGAGAGATCCCGGTCCTGAAGATGGAGATTCAGGAGATGCAGACAGGGGAAGGCGGCCTGATAAGCAGCACCGTGTTTGATTATCAGAGAGGATTTCCACGGGCACAATCTGTGGTCGGCATGGACTGGAAACTCTTCGAGAAGAGAAAAAAGATCCTGGAGCAGAAGAGGAAGAGAGCCAGGGCGGTAGAGATGTGGATCGAATCGATAGAGGACGGACAGACCCGGTGCGTGTTCCGAATGTTCTACATGGAGGGAATGACCTGGGAGCGGATCGCGGCCAAAACAGGATATCAAAGCAGTCCGGACTATCCCCGTTTGATGATACGGGATAAATATTTAAAAAAGTGTGGGATAAAATAGATTCTATACATCAGCCACTTATTTGTGCACGTGATAATACGTATAAAAAAGATTGACATACGTAATAATACGTGATATAATAAAAATATGATAAGGAAAGGAGATACGAGGAAATGCCAATGACTTCAAAGGAGATGATAAAACATCTGAAAGACAACGGCTTTGCAGAGGCGAGTCAAAATGGTTCCCATGTAAAAATGAGAAACCAGGCGACTGGAAAGCAAGTGATCGTACCTTATCATTCCAGATCTTTGAAAAAGGGGCTGGAACAGGCTATATTGAAACAGGCAGGGCTGAGATAGTGCCCTGCCTTCGGCAGGAGTATGGAGGTAGGAAGCATGAAAAAAACATTTTATCCGGCTGTTTTTCATAAGGCAGAAGAGGGAGGATACTGGGTATCATTCCCTGACTTTCCGGAATGCCTGACGGAGGGGGATGATATGGCGGAAGCGTATGAGATGGCAGTTGATGCGCTGGGCCTGGAACTCACAGATAGGATGAAGCGGAAAGAAGAGGTACCGGCTGCAAGGGAAGCGGATCAGGTAGATACAGAAGACGGGGTGCTGGTCATCGTAGAATTCGATCAGGAAGCATATAGAAGAAAGCACAGCAGCAGGGCAGTCAAGAAGACATTAAGCATTCCGGAATGGCTGGATGAAGAGGCAACGGCAAGGGATATCAATTTTTCTCAGGTGCTCCGGGAGGCACTGCTGGAGAAGATAAATGCAGGATGAGTAACAGAAGAAAGTGATAGATAGGATAGCAGTTTAGAGCAGACAAGGGCGCATTCCTTTCCGGGAACGTGCCCTTTTGACGTCGGGAAAATATGAGATAAAGTGTAAGTAGTTTGTGTTATATTAACAATAGATACCGTAGGCGACACCAAATGGCTCATTTGGAGGTTGACTATCCTCCTTTTTGTAATTTGGCTACTGGGTGTTGTAATTTTGTTGGTGTATCAAACTCAGGCGGCAACGATTCAGTATAATGTAATTCATGATGTTTAGGAGAAATCTTATACATAAAAAACCAAGCACTCAAGGTACTTGGTTACTTGCTGAAAGTGTTACCACAGTTCAGCTGGTTTATAATTCTTTCTCGACAATTGAATTATAACACTGTGGTATACCTTTTTCAAGTGATTCCTTTGACTTATAAGGGCGCCTTCCTTTCAGTGAAGGTGCCTTTTTAGTGTATTATAGAAAAAATATAAGATAAAGTGAAAATAGTTCGTTTTATTCGTTGGATTCGTTTTATACTAACAATAGAGCCACTGGGCGGAACCAAACGGCTCATAATCCCCTTACATTTATGTAGTCCCCTTTGTTTTCCAGCCGTCAGGTGTCACAGCCTGGCGGCTGGTTTTTAATCAGAAAAAAAGAAGATAGAACATCAGAGCGTCCAGCAGAAGTGCTGGGCGCTCTTTCTATGGGCAGGAGGCGGAAGATGGATTACCAGTCAGGGAAATGGAAGAAGAAGCGGGCACACATCCTGCGGCTGGACGGCTACCGGGACCGGGTGGCAGCCATGTACGGCAGGAGCGGGGACGCGGACACAGTGCACCATATCTATCCGGCAGAGGAATACCCGGAGTATGAATGGATGGACTGGAACCTGATCTCTGTGAGCCGCGCCACGCACAACCGGTTAGAGAACCGGAAGACCGGAGAATTGACAAAGGAAGGACGGATGCTGCAGCGTCTCATCCGTCCGATGGAAGATTGGAGGAAAGGACATGGATGAATTATTAAAGGCATTACGGGAGGGCACGGTCAAGTCCGGGGATACCAGGCAGATCGATCTGGTCAATGAACTGGGCAGACAGATCAAAACCCTGCAGCAGCAGGCGGACACGATGCCGGTGAGAGTACTGGAGGAGAGCTGTGAAGCGATGCTGCCATATGGATGCAGCATCCATATCCAGGAGATGCAGGTGCATATCTATCGGGAGAGCCCCCCTGGTCCCGAAAAAGAGGCCTGAGGCTCCTCTACTGGGGGAGTACCTGTTCTTCCATCTCCGATGGAAAAAAGAAAAAGGGGGGAAACCCGTGAAAAAACAGACTATGAGCCGGAAGCGGAATGCGCTGTACCGGGAGACAAAAGCCGGCATGGAGGCGCTTGGGACATATAAAAGTGAGTTCGAGGCGCCTATCAAAAGGTACGTGGAACTGCGCCTGCAGTACGACATATTGAACGAAAAATGGTATGAAAACGACTGCCAGATCACAGAGGTATACACGAACAAGGCGGGGGCAAAGAACCAGAGGAAGACGGCACTCTATCTTGCCCTGGAGACCATGCGCAGGGAGCTGACGGAGATGGAGAATGTTCTGGGGCTGACCCCGAAGGGGCTGAAGCTCTTAAAGACAAAGGGACTGGAAAAGAAGAAAGGCGGCGCACTGGCAGAAGCGCTCCGGAAGGCAGATGGAGAAGTATAAAAACTGGGATGCCGTCATGGGGTATGCAAAGGGTGTGGTGTCGGGGAAGATCCGGGCGAACAAATACCGGATCCTGGGCTGTGCAAGGTTCCTAAAGGACTTAAAGAACCCGGCCTATGACTTTGACCCCAATGACGCGGAGTTCTGCATCCGCATCATCGAGAGCACTCTCTGTCACCAGCAGGGAGAAAAGCGGGACGCTACGCCTCTGCGCGGGACCCCGTTCCTTTTGATGGACTTCCACAAGTTCATCGTTTATAACCTGCTGGGGTTCAAGATAAAAGGGACAAAGGTCAACCGGTTCCATGAAGCACTCATCTTTATCCCCAGAAAGAACGTCAAGACCAGTTTTGCAGCAGGGCTGGCGTATGCCCTGGGCCTTTTGTACCGGATGTCCGGTTCCAAGATCTACGTGGTGGCCGCTGCGCAAAAGCAGACCATGGAGACCTTTGGGTTCTTGAAATACAACATCACCCGCATGGGAGAAGAGGAGACTTTCCGGATCATCGACAACAACAACGAGCATTCCATCAGCGCCGAGATCGGAGGAGGCCTCTTCAGCCTGCAGGCCCTGGCTGCGAACCCGGATGCCCAGGACTCTTTCAACTGTAACGTAGCGATCGCGGATGAGATCCACGCGTTCAAGAGGCCGAAGCAGTACAACCTGTTCAAGGAGGCCATGAAGGCATATTCCAATAAGCTGATGATCGGCATCTCCACGGCGGGAGATGACCCCAATGGATTTTTAGCGAACCGGGTGAAGTATTGCAAGCGCGTCCTGGATGGACAGGTGGAGGATGAACAGTATTTCATCTTCATCTGTGAAGCGGATCCCCAAAAGGGGGAGGACGGGAGCGAATACATCGACTACCTGGATCCTACAGTCCATGAGATGGCCAACCCGGCTTATGGGGCGTCTATCCGTCCGGAAGAGATGATGAACGACGCGATGCAGGCCCAGAACGACCCGCAGCAGAGGAAGGACTTCTTTGCAAAATCCCTGAACGTCTTCACAAGCTCTGTGGATACTTACTTTGACATGGCAGTCGTGCAGGCATCGGATGAGAAGTATGACTGGAGCCTGGAGGAACTGGCAGCGCTGCCGGTGACCTGGTACGGCGGGGCGGACCTCTCCCTGATGCATGACCTGACAGGAACGGCCCTTCACGGACGGTACAAGGATATCGATATCGCGATCACCCACGCTTTCATGCCAGCTGCGCTGGCAGCCCAGAAAGCCGATGAGGACAGTATCCCATTCTTCTGGTGGGAGGAAAAGGGATGGCTGACCCTGTGCAACGGCACCGTCATCGACTATGAGGAGCCGGTGATGTGGTTTTTGAAAATGAAAAAAATGGGCTTTAAGATCAAGTGGGTTGGTTATGACAGACGGTACAGCCGGGAGTTCGTCCTAAAGATGAAAAAAGCCGGATTCCGGGTACAGGATCAGTCCCAGCGGTACGTGGAGAAGACGGAGGCCTTCCGCGAGATCGAGAACAAGTATAAGGAACAGAGGTTTTATTACTGCCATAACCGCGCCTATGAATACTGCATCCAGAACGTGAAGGCTATTGAGGACAGCGATGACTTTGTACGGTTCGAGAAAGTGGAGAAGCACCTGCGCATCGACTTGTTCGATGCGGACGTCATCGCGGCAAAGCAGATGCTGATCGATATCGAAAAGAAGCAGAAGGCGAGCGAATGGTTTTCATAAGGAGGAGACATGGCAAAGAAGAAAAAGAAACAGACCCGTGCAGAGCCGGTATCTTATCTGTGCAGCATGGAGGCGTATGAGACCTTATGCTGCAGCGGCTATACCAGCCTGGCCGACAATCCGGAGATCATGGCAGGGGTGGGTAAGATCTGCGACCTGATCTCCAGCATGACCATTTATCTGATGGGGAACACAGAGAACGGGGACGTGCGGATCCGGAATGAACTGGCGAAGAAGATCGATATCCATCCGAACCGGTACATGACTCGGAAGACCTTTATCTCCGCCGTCGTGCGCACGCTCCTCTTGGAGGGAGAGGGGAACAGCATGGTGTTCCCGGTGACAAAGGACGGGTACCTGGAAGACCTGGTGCCGGCAAGACCGGGGAGCGTATCTTTTCTGCCGGACGGATACGGGTACCGGATCTTATATGAAGGACAAGAATATGATCCGGACGGGGTACTCCATTTCGTCATCAATCCGGATCCTTCTTATCCATGGAAGGGGACCGGGCACCGGACCGCCTTAAAGACCGTGGCGGACAGCCTGAAACAGGCGGTCAAGACAAAGAAAGGCTTTATGGAGAGCAAGTGGAAGCCATCCATGGTAGTGAAGGTGGATGCTCTAACGGAGGAGTTCGCCGACCGGAAAGGCAGGAAGGAACTGCTGGAGAGCTACCTGGAGACATCCGAGGCAGGAGAGCCATGGATGATCCCGGCGGAACAGTTCGATATCAAGGAGATCCGGCCGCTGTCCTTAAATGACATTGCCCTGCCGGATTCCGTGCGGCTGGATAAACGGACCGTGGCGGCCATTCTGGATATCCCGTCTTTTCTGGTGGGGGAAGGACAGTTCGATGAAAAGGAATGGAACAACTTCATCAATACCCGTATCCGTACGCTGTGCGCCGCCCTGGAGCAGGAACTCACCCGGAAGCTCCTGCTGAGTCCGGACTGGTATTTCAAGTTCAACCTGCGATCCCTGTACGCGTATGACATCAACACCCTGTCGAACGTGGGGAGCAACCTTTACACCAGAGGGATCATGGCCGGGAACGAAGTCCGGGACTGGATCGGGCTGTCACCGAAAAAAGGCCTGGATGAGCTGATTATCTTAGAGAACTATATCCCCCAGGGGATGATCGGGGACCAGAAAAAACTGATACAGGGAGGTGAGGAAGATGCGTGAGGAACGCGGAAATGAGATGCGGCAGATGAAAGGAAAGATATCGAAGTTCGAGACACGGGAGGATTCCGAAGACCTCTATATCTCCGGATATTTTGCCGTCTTCGGCTCAGACTATGAGCTTTGGCCAGGGGCCACGGAGAGCGTGGCGGACACAGCCTTTGACGGAGCGCTCTCGGATGACATCCGGTGCTTAGCGGACCATGAGACACGCCTGGTGCTGGGAAGGACCCGGGCCGGCACCCTGACGCTCAAGACAGACAGCCGGGGGCTGTGGGGCGAGGTTCGGATCAACCGGAACGATATGGACGCCATGAACCTTTATGAGAGGGTGAAGCGCGGGGACGTGGATCAGTGTAGCTTTGGGTTCGATATCCTGGATGAGGAGTTCGAGGACCGTGGGAACGAGGTACACTGGACCATCAAAAAAGTGAAACTGTATGAAGTATCCATTGTGACCTTCCCTGCATACACGGAGACTTCCGTGAGTGCCAGGAAGAGCCAGATCGAGACGCTGCGCAGGCGCAGCCTGGAAGCCTGGCGGGAACGGATGTTAGGAAGACTGAAAGGAGAATGAAGATGGCATTACGGGCATTGCTGTTAAGGAGCAGACTGGACAAGAAGAAAAAAGAGCTGGAGGAGCTGCGGGGACAGGACGCGGACTTCGCTAAGAGGGAAGCGGAACTGGAGGCTGCGATCCAGGAGATGACGGAGGAGACCACAGAAGAGGAGCGGAAGGAAGTCGAGGACCAGACAGAAGCCTTCCAGAAGGAAAAAGAAGAACATGAACAGAAGACGGGAGAGCTGGAGCGGGAGATCGAGCGGATCGAGGGCGAGATCAAGGAAGAAGAGGCGCGCAGCGCAGTACCGCCACAGCCGGTAGCACCCGCAGGACCTGCAGCCGGTGCGCCGCAGACAGAAAGAAAGGGAGAAAGGACCATGACCATGAGAGGAAAGAGATTTGAGGACATGAGCATCCAGGAGAGAGAGAGCATGTTCAGCCGTTCGGAAGTAAAAGAATTTGTCACAAGAGCCAGGGAGGTCATCTCGAACCGTCGTGCAGTGGGGAACACGGAGCTGATCATCCCGGAGATCATGCTGCCTATGCTGAACCAGATCGTATACGGGACATCGAAATTGTTAAAGTATACAAGCCATGATGTGCTGCCGGGAACGGCCAGGATGGTGATCGCTGGGGAAGACCCGGAGGGTGTGTGGACGGAGCAGTGCGGGACACTGAACGAGCTGACTTTAGGGTTCACGGATGTGGAAATGGACGGCTTTAAAGTAGGCGGATTTTTCAAGGTGTGCAATTATATCTTAGAGGATAATGACGCCGATCTGACCGGGCGCCTCATGAACGCTCTGGGCACGGCTATCGCTAAAGCCTGTGATAAGGCGATCGTATACGGAAAAGGTGCGAAAATGCCTCTGGGCTTTGTGACCCGCCTGGCCCAGGAGACGAAGCCGGATAGTTATTCCGAGACCGAGAGGGAATGGGAGGACCTGCATACCAGCAACCTCATCACTGTGACCGGAAAAAAAGGCGTGGACCTCTTTAAGGAGATCGTAAAGGCTACCAAAGCCATCGCCAATGATTACAGCAAGGAAGGCCTGGTGTGGATCATGAACAAGTCCACCCACGTGGACCTGGTAGTGGAGGCCATGGGCAGCAACATGGCAGCAGCCATCGTGTCCGGGATGTCCGATACCATGCCGGTGATCGGGGGCGCTTTAGAGGAACTGGAGTTCATGGAGGACGGTGATATCGCCTTCGGCTACCTGGGCAGCTATAAGCTGGTCGAGAGAAAAGGGATCACTCTGGGCCAGTCCGAACATGTGAAGTTCTTAGAAGACCAGACCGTGTTCAAGGGCACGGCCAGGTATGACGGAAAGCCGGTCATCGCGGAGGCCTTCGCGATCCTGAACATAGCGGGAAAAGCACCAACGACCGCCGCCACTTTCCCGGAAGACAAAGCGAATACATCCGAAGAGACAAAATGAAGTCCGAATGAGATAGAGAGGAAGGGCAGCTATGAAAAGGGAAGAACAGCTGGACATCCTGAAGATGGATCTGCAGCTGATGACGGATATACAGGACGAATACCTCAGGAAGCTGCTGGAGCTTTCGGAAGGGGAGATCCGGCGGGAAGGGATCAAGCTGGATGACAGCGTGGAGAGCGGCATGGTGCAGGTGCACTATGCGGCCTGGCTCTTCCGAAAGCGTGCTGCGAACGTGAACGAGACGGGGATGCCGCGCTTCCTGCGCTACGAACTCAACAAAAGGCTCATGAGCCAGGTCATGGGAGGGAAGAAAAATGACATTTGATGACGGAAAGCTGGAGATCTATCGGACGGTCAATGCGGCAGATCCTGGGGAAAAGCCCAGGATGGAACTGCGGTACCAGAGCTCCCATGCCTTCGGTTATGAGACCGTGGGGATCAGCCGCTATTATACTGCCCTGCAGGCAAAGGAGAAGATCGAGGAGGTCGTGCACATCTGGAGGGACCGCACGATCCATACGGACGATGTCTGCCGGATCGAGGGCGCATCCTTCCGGTGCGCCATGGTCCAGCATGTCCTGGATGAGAACGGGCTCAAGATCACGCGGCTGTCCCTGGAAAGGCTGGGAGAAAGATGATCGGACAGGCAGTGGACAAGGTAAAGGAGGCACTTCTGGAGGTCACGGAAGAGGTATCCCACTATGAGGCCAGTCAGAAAGGCTGCCACTACATTGTATATGCAGAGGACGGCGAAGGCGCAGGTGTGCATGGGGACAACCAAAAGCTGCTCCAGAGCATAGAGGGGACCATAGACCTGTATACCAAAAAGGACAGAGATCCATGGGTGGAGGGGATACAGAGGGCACTCAAGAGAAAGCGCATCGCTTTCCGGCTGTCAGAGATCTCTTATGAGCAGGAGACCGGGTATCTCCACTACCAATGGATCTTTGAGACCAGTTAGAGGAGGAGACCGTATGGCCGTCATGCAGATCAAGGGTATGGAGGAATATACAAAAAAGATCAAGGACCTGGCAAAGAACGAGGAAAAGGTCATCAAAACGAGTGTATATGTAGGGGCTGGTGTGATCGCAGATGCGGTAAAGGCAGCACTCAAGACATTACCCGTGGAGGAAGGCGGGAACGGACTCCCGCCTTTTGGAACACCGGAACGTCCGATATCAGGGGTATCCAGGCAGCAGAAGGGAGACCTTATAGACGGTATGGGCCTGGCGCCCATCAAGGAGTCAAAGCCGGGGTATATCAGCACAAAGCTGGGATGGGCCGGATACGGCCGAGTGAAGACAAAGAGATATCCAAACGGTGTGCCAAACCAGATGCTGATGCGCGCCGTGGAAGGCGGGACTTCCTTTCGCAGGAAAACCCTGGTGGTGCGTAAGAGCGCCCGGAAGGCGAAACAGCAGGCCGTAGAGGCCATGGGCAGACGGGCAGAAGAAGAGATCAGAAAGGAGATATGACATGGCGATCAAAGGATTATCGATCCCGGTGTGTGGGACCTATAAAAAAGAAGAGGACAGGGTGTCCTATGAAGAGCCGTTTGTGGCGGACCATGCTGTAGAATACGGCGTGTCCTGGGAGATGGGGGACGATGCGCCCTTGTACGGGGACAACAAGACCATCGAGAATGCCAGAGGGACCTTTAAGAGCGGAGAGCTGACCCTGGGCACGGCAGACCTGCCGCAGGAACTCTCTATGAAGATCCTGGGGCTGAAAGTAAAAGAGACAGAGTTCGGGCCGGAAGGGGAAAAGATCCAGGTAAAAGAACTGACCTATGACGATGATATGAAAGCACCGTACCTGGGGTTTGGGATCATCGAGGAGCATCAGATCGATGATGTGGACCAGTACCGGGCAGTTTTCCTGCCGAAGGTATGCTTCAATCTGCCGGAGGAGGCAGCGACCACCCGCGGGGAGAGCGTGGAGTGGCAGACGAAGAGCGTCACAGCTAAGATCCTCCGGTCCGACGCCGTGGATGAGGAGAACAAGCATCCCTGGATGCAGGACGCCTGGTTCACGAAGGAGTCGGAGGCCGTGGAGTACCTGATGTGGAAATGCGGGAAGAAATGGGAGGGCGGTCTATGATCAGTTATCTGGAGATCGCCGGGAAGAGATATCCCATGTCTTTTTCCCTGGGAGCGCAGAAGGCCATCGTGGCCAGGTACGGCGGTATGGAATGTCTGGGAGATCTGAGGAGCAGAGGACTGGATGAGCAGGATATGGACATGCTCATCTGGATGACGGAACTGCTGATCGCGCAGGGATGTGCATATAAAAATTATTTTGAAAAAGATATCCCGGCACCGAAGGACGCGCCGGTGGATGCGGATGGAAAATGGATCCCACTTCCGGCGGAGGCCATCGAGGTGGGGATCACGGAACTGGGAGGCCTGGCGGTCCTGGTAAAGAGCATCCTGCAGTGCATCGGGATCTCCAAGAAACAGGAAGTCGAGGCAGAGCCTGTGGAGGGCACCGTAAAAAACGCAGAGACCACGCAGGGCCGCTGAGCTTTGCGTGGTATGACTTCTGGGGAAGAGAACTAGGAGCGCCGGTCCTGGAATATTCCTGCATGCCTGTGGGAGAGTTCCTGGACTTGATCGCTGTATGCCAGATCCGGAACGGAGCCGCACGGGAAGCAGAAAAGAACACGGGATACATCCCGGATTTGAGGTGAGAAGATGGCATATGACATAGGCCCCCGGATCGGGATCGATGGGGAAGCGGAATTTCGGAAACAGCTGAATAATATCAATACGTCCCTTAGGACCCTGGGGACGGAGATGCAGAAAGTCGTATCGGAATTTGCAGAGAATGCCAATGGCCAGGAGGCACTCATCGCAAAGAACCAGGTGCTCACGAGCAGTATCGAGAAACAGAGGGAACAGCTTGAGGCATCCAAGAAAGCCTTGGCAGAGGCTGCGGAAAAATATGGAGAAAATGCCACGGAGACCTTAAAGTGGCAGCAGGTGGTGAACCGTTCCGAGACTGAACTCAATAAGCTGGAAAATGAGCTGAAGCAGAACAATACCGCCCTGGATGAGATGGAACAGGGGCTGCGGGATGTGGAAACCGGTATGGAGGTCAAGGCTGGAGCAGAGTATGAGCGTCAATTGAGTGAGATCGACACGGCATTGCAGACCCTGGGGACGGAGATGCAGAAAGTCACATCCAGGTACGCGGAAAATGCGAATGGCCAGGAAGCACTCCTCGCAAAGAACAAAGTCTTGAACACTTCTATCGAGACTCAGAAGCGGAAGCTGGAGGCCTGCAAGAAGGCCCTGGCGGATGCTTCCCGGGAATTCGGGGAAGGGTCCACGCAGGCCATGAAGATGCAGCAGGCAGTGAACCGTTCCGAGACTGAACTCAATAAGCTGGAAAATGAGCTGAAGCA